GGGTCTCAGGCAATAACGTTTTTACTACTGTAGTAATGCCCGTTATTTGTTGGTACACAGGAATCCAACCTCCCTCTTTAATACAACAAAACAAATATCCACAATTATCCACATGTCATTCGCAAATTTAAAAAAGAAATCAAGGTCTGGTTCTCTCACAGAGAAGTTAATTAGACAGGTCGAAAAGATCAACGACAAAGGTAGCAGTAACGTTGATGAACGTATTTGGAAACCAGTAGTAGACAAATCTGGTAATGGTTATGCAATCATTCGTTTTCTTCCAGAACCCGAAGGTTGTGAACTTCCTTGGTCTAGAGTTTATACTCACGCATTTCAAGGAACTGGTGGTTGGTACATAGAGAACTCTCTTACCACACTCGGACAAAAAGACCCAGTTTCAGAGCATAACTCAGAACTATGGAATTCTGGTTCAGATGCAAACAAAGAGATTGCTCGTAAGCAGAAGAGAAGATTATCTTATTATAGTAACATCTATGTTGTAAGTGATCCAACTAATCCTGAGAACGAAGGTAAAGTATTTCTATACAAGTATGGAAAGAAAATCTTTGATAAGATTATGGAAGCAATGAAGCCTGAGTTTGCAGATGAGACTCCAATCAATCCATTTGATTTCTGGGCAGGTGCTAACTTCAAGTTAAAGATTCGTAGAGTCGAAGGTTATCAGAACTATGATAAGTCAGAGTTCGGTAGTGCAGAAGCACTCTTTGATGATGATGCAAAGTTAGAAAAGATTTACAACTCTTTATATAATTTAAATGAGTTTACAGACCCTAAGAACTTTAAGTCATACGAGAAGTTAAAGGAACGTTTAGATTCTGTTCTTGGACTCAAGAAGCCAGTTAGAGCACCAATTCCTGATTCAGAATTAGAAACTGAAGATGAAGGTCGTGGTTACTTTGCAGAACAAGCAGCAGTATCCGAACCAGTAAAAGAAGTTGCAGCAGTAGAAGAAGCAACATCTGATGAAGATGATGAATCGCTGAGTTATTTCTCCCGATTAGTTAATTCTTAAGACACACAACCCACCGCAAGGTGGGTTTTTTTATACCCCTGATATTCTTGGATTATATGTTCTCTTTAATTTCTTTGAAATATAATTTGAGGATTTGCCATATGACATAATTTCTCTGTGTTCACTTATAAACGCAGATAAGTATTCAGATTTTAAAATTCTAATTCTTCTTTTTTGATCATTTAGTTTTACTTCATATTGATAGTTTGTAATCGCAGAAACAGGATTTACATTTAGAATTGAATTGGTAGAGTTTTTGTATTTAAAAGTAAAAGTTTCATCAACTTGTAAACCTGCAGGCATTACAACTCGACTAAATTCATCTAATATTTCTCTTGTTTCAAAATGGTGCACTTTGGCAATATTCGCATCAGATCCATATTTTTCTAGCATATATTCTTGTAAATCATTATGACTCAATGGCCATTCGTTCCTTATATTGGTAATATTATTTGATGTTAACACCACCCAATCTAATTCGGAATTGTCATATAATTCTTGTGCAACCATGTCTGGTCTCATACCATCTTTAATATTGTAATAATTGAAAGCAGTGATTGCCTGATCTACATCTGATCTCAATTTAGATCTTTTAAATAAATTTTTAACTACAATTGTACTTTCAACTTTATTCCGAGATGGAAATAAAGAAGGATGTAATATATTTGGTAGTTCTTGAAAATATCCCATTAGTAACCTACTGCATCTGTTGGAACTGGAAGTAGATCAGTTCTATTTGGGTCATAATTAAAGTAATTATTATCATAATCTGTATCAAATATTGGTTCAAGTTCATTAAATCTAAGTGTTAATGTAATTGCAACTGGTTGACCTTTTTCATAGGCATTCCACATTCCCTCTGGTGTGTAGTTAACTGCAGCACCAGTGCAAGCACAAGTTTTAATTCTTAATACAGAATCATTTCGATCTAAAATTTGATAGTCTTTTGTCTTTGCTGTCTTAAAATGTATATCAAAAATGTTTGGTGTTCCTAAAAAGAATGATCCACCACCACTTTTAGTATTACTAGCTTTTTTAGGTGCCATACCTTGTTTAAAGAAACGAAGTATGTTATTAACTCTAGTTGCTTCTTCTCGACTACGTGGACTCATCTTCCAACTAAATGTAAATTCTCTTAATGTTGGTGCATTAAAAAGTAAAGCAAGGTTACTATTTGGAATTACACCTGCTCCTCTTGAAAGAATTGATTCAGGTGATACTTGGAATTGTAGAAGATTAAGTAACTGTGATCCAATTACTGTTCTACCTAGAAGGTTAATATTTTTCTTATCTGCAGCATTGAAGTCACCCATAGCTATTCCTAGTTCACTTAAAAGATTTTCAACTCCCTCACCAACTTTACCTAATCCTTCCGTTACATTTTCCATAGGGGTTCTTTTACTCATCGTACTAGCAAAATTTCTGATTGCAGTTATAGCTTCACCAGATGCTCCCATTGATGCAGCAACTGCAGCAGCAGTCAGTGCATTAAGTTGATCAGGCCCCCAAGAAACATTATTTGAATCTGCTAAACTGTTTGGCATTGGTAGTTTGACTAAACCAATTGCTTTCTCTTTTGGTGTGCCTGAAGGAACACCTTGTGTGAGTGAATCAACAGCTTGCGAAAATCCCTCTGACATACCTCCCTCTGGGCCCTCTGGGAAAAATATATTTCCCGAAGGTGGTTTATATGTAAACTGATTTATCTGTATGTAATCTTGTGTATTACCGTAGTCAGCATCAATTGGATACTTTAAATTTCTTAAACTTAATTGCTGTAATATTCTATCAACTCTACCAAACTCAGGAAATTCAAATGGTTGAGCAGATGCTTGATCTTCTTGTGCCTTTTTGATGGCCTCTTTATCAAGTTGATCAACAGGAAGACCATCATTCATGTTTAGTATTGATGGATAAACTACTCCATCTTCGTTTGATAAATTTCTTTTTTTAATTTCTTTTAGAGTTATTAATTTTAATTCATTTTCAAAAGCAGTTTTATTACCAACTGGAATATAATCTGCATAACCAGGTTGGTATTCTCCATTTTTCCATATAGATTTAGTTCCATCACCACCAACTTCAGCTGCAGGCCCTTCTAGAACTACCTCCAAATGTCCTGTATTTGATAGATAAGTTTTTACTTCTGTACTATTAGTTATATTTGATATGACTCCTTGATTATTTCCTGTATCTTGTGCTAAAATATCACTGTTAAAATTAATTTGCTGTGCCTTTTCCCCACTAGAAAGTTCAATATATGTTCCTGGAACATCAACCCCTTCTGATATAAACAATGGTGATAAATCTATTCCTGACATTTAATTACTATCCCAAGCCTTTTGTGATGATACCTTCTGTCCGTATTTATTAGAAAAATTCTCAGTTACTAATTCTGCAACACTTGCATACTCTTCGGGGTCAGGTGGAATAATAAAAATGTCTCCGATGTTACTAAAAAAATATCTATGTAATGTCTTCTTCGGTAATATGGCACCTACTCTATTTATGAGGTTTTTTGCAATTGTGCCACGGTAACTCGGATTTAGATAGTGTAAGTTACCTCCGAGTAGTTTATCGTTCTGATATTCCATTACATATACAAGTGGTCTACGATCAAAGAAAGGATACTTCTCTGGAAACTGAGCAGAGTATGAAAAGAAACAAAGTTCCCCTATCTCAGGTAAACGAGTTTCTGCAACTTTTGATAACTCTGAATTTAACTCATTAGCATACCAGTCTGAGGTTAAGTCAGCAGAACCTTGTGCTCTTTCTTTTATTATTTCTCCGATAGTCATTTGATACCTAGATTATCCTCAGTCATAATTTTAAATTCAAAGTTACGATCTGCACAGAACTCTCTTGCTGCTTTCCATTTTGCTTGATTGACTGCATATGTTTGTACTGATTGAGCCCATGACTTTGTTCTTTTCTTTGGATTCACGTTTGGCATCTTTGTTTCTTTTTTTGGTTTCACTTCGACAACCATAGTTCTTTTGTTCCCTTTTTTATCAATATACTTAAGAAAAAAGTCTGGAAAGTAACGATGAATACGATTGTCTATTGGAGAACGATAGGGAATCCAAAATTCTTCTGATTGCCATTCACTCACTGTTTCATTTAAATCGCAGTAGTTCATAAATTTTCTTTCCCACAAAGACCTATAAATAATATTTTGGGGATCCCCTTTATACTTTTTCGGGTATCT